AGGGGTCTTTGTGGGCCGAGCCTCTCCAGCCTTGCGAATAATTTCAACCAGCTTATCTTCCATTACGCGAGCAGCAGCAGAGATGTGCGCCTTGTCTGGATAAATCTCTTGGCGAATAGAAGTAGAACCATCCTTAATGTGAATCAGCCAAAAGCCATTACGAAGCCCATCATAAGCATAAGGGTCATTGTCAGGAATGAACTTCTTACCTACCTTACGATAAAGCCGTTGATCTTCTTTGATAGAAGCTCTGCAAGCCACTGGATCAGATTGAAACTTAAAATTAAGCTGATGACGAAGCCGCTTAACTTCGTTCTTGTAATACTCGATAGTTTCTGTGTCGGTTTTTTTATTCATGGTTACTCAGGTGTCAAGTTTGCCATCGATCATTCTCTTTAAAGTATTGGAATAAAGCTTTCTTTCATCTTCTCGCCCCATCCAGTAAGCGTGAGCAATGATATCTTGCATTGCTTGCTTTAGAGTTGGGCGAGCCTTGGGCAAGTCCCAATTCCAATCTACAACTCTGCAAATGTCAATCTCAACATTGATATCTTTTGACGCTTTGACGGTAAGCCAATAATTATCTGTGGAGCCAACGATTTCTTTAATTAGCTTTTCGTCGAATTTGGTCGCCATATTTTTTATTCGTAATAATACTTTTGCCCACCAAAATAGTACCTGACCCTTTTAAGCGAATCAAGATTCAAAGTGTGATACTTCAAGTCTTCCTTTTCGTATGCCTTGAGACCCTTCTTCTTTTTGAGCCGTTTGATGTCGGCTTCAATACAATCAATGGAATTAGTGATGCTGGAAACGATGATGCCGTCCATCATGTCTTCGTCAACTTCGATTTTAATTTTCATAAAATTAAAGTATCTCGCCCCTTTCTCTGAGCTTAGTGGCGTTTGCCCTGTGCAGTTGTTCAAGGTTAACCTTGCTCTTGCCGTCGTAAGCAACAGCATAGTTGCGTTCAATCATCCACTTGTTCACATCAATTCCGCCTCCTGTTTGGACATGGCCCAAGATTCGGCCAAACTTGTCGTCGGGATCAAGCTCTGTGCGAATGATAAGTGAACCAGAATAGTCATCAAGAACGTCAATCAAGCCCGCCAATGCTGCTTTGCCCATAGCCTTCATCTCCTTATCAGAGGTTCTAATTTCTGGGGTGTCAATACCAGCCAAGCGGATTCTTTGATTTCTGAGCCAAACACCAAAGCCCAAATCAAAATCAACTTCGATTGTGTCGCCGTCAATAACCTTAATTAAATCAGCTTTGTATTGGTACAGCATATTAATCGGCCCCTTCCATTTCTACTGTCCATTCTGTGTCGTTGTAGACATGATCCCAAAGAATCTGGCTTTCTTCTTCGGAAAGCCCCATTGAAGCAGCGATGCGATCAAAACGCTTGTCTTGCCTAAGCTGGCTCTTCAGAATCATATCCTTAAAATTCTTGATTCGCTTCTGATACTTCTTCTTGATAACGAGTTTGGATGTGTTTTCGCTCATAATTTAATAGTTTTTAATCGGTCTTTTGGTTGGCTTGTTGTACGTAGTCGAGAAGTTCGCGGGCAGCGTCAATGTAATTTGCCTTCAGTTGGTGGAACTGAGGATCGCTGATGTCACGGTAATTAGAGTAATGTCTAAATGCGGCATCGAAGCCCTCTGTATCAATGATAGATAAGATGCTTTCTGCATCGTGCGGGCGCATGAGATTCTGGAACTCGCGCTCTTCACGCTGCGGTTCGTCTTGTTCCTGTACTGGCAGCTTTGTAATCGCAAATACTGTAAGAACCAAGGCTGTGCCAGCGATAGAACTTACGGCGATTCTTTGGATAACTTCTTTCATAAGAGAAAAAGTATAGGTGTTGGAAGAAATGTCAAGCGTTAATCTGAATATTCTTCAAAATGCCCCATACCTTACAAAACGATAAATTTCCGGTCCCGATTCCATGAAGAAAGACCAGTTAGGGTAAAGAATTAAATATATGGCACAGGGTATTGCAAAAAATGCAACAACTACCAATGCTACTGCAAGTCTAATTGGAATTGTGATTACGCTTAAAAAGGTGTCTTTCATATTTTAAATGATAAAAACTTTTGGCTCGTTCACAATTCGATAATCTTCATTGCAGAGGCAAACATTAGAAAAGATTGTGCTGCCAAAAGTCTTTTCAGATCCGCCAGAAAAGTGGATGTGACCAAACAAATGAAGTTTAAGCTTCAGTTGCAGAACTCTTTTAGCAAGCTCTTCGCAGCCAACTTCGTCAGGGAAGCCGCGATCTCTCAGAACTGTATCACAAATCTTATGCGGTGGGCCATGACTAATCAAAACATCAGTATCGTCGGGAATAGCCTCCCAGTGCTTACGAATATCGGAGCCCCGCTTGCGATTAAACGCCCAATTGAAAAAGGTAGGCGTTACCGGAGAACCCCAAAAGTTCACGCCTTCAATACAAACGCCAGTATCTTCCAAGTAAATTAGCTCTGGGCACTCTCTGACCAATGCTTTAGCAACGCCGCTATTTTTTTCAAATAGAACATCATGATTGCCCGCAATGAAGATTTTATGCTTGTGGGGCATTGCATTAAACCAATGCAAGAATTTTTGCGTATCTTTTAAATTCCCCCAAGAGCAAAAATCTCCACAGTGAATTAAAACATCCCCATCTGGGATATTTTTTACATTGAGGTGTAAACCATGAGTATCTGACAGAGCGACGATTTTCATTTAAAATGGAGGAACAGCAGATACAATCACTAGAAATGGAGATTAGTCAAGAGGCTTTGCCCAAAAAAATATGTATTAAATGTTCTGAGGAGACTGAGAATTTTAGAAAACGGCAAGATGGATATCAGAGGCGCGTGTGCAGAAAATGCGAAAATTCAGAGGGAATCAAAAGAAAAACTTCGACCAAGACCAAATGCGTCGAATACAAGGGTGGCAAATGTTTTGTTTGTAATTATAATAAGTATCAAGGCTCTCTTGACTTTCATCACATTGACCCAAAAGAAAAAGACTTTTCGATTGGCAATATGAGAGGAACGTCTTTCGAAAACTTAAAACAAGAGTTAGATAAGTGTGTTCTACTCTGCAAGAATTGCCATTGTGAAGTTCACGCTGGCTTAATTGATCTGAATAAAATTGGTAGTCCCGCTGGGATTTGAACCCAGAACCTAGCCCTTATAAAGAGCTTGCTCTAACCGTTAAGCTACGGGACGATAAAATTAGTTAGTCCAGCCTCTGCGCGTTCTTAGCTTTCCGCCACTTACGCTACCGGGATTATGTCTTGAAGCAATAAACCTATTGGTCATTTGGATTAACTCATTATATGTTTTTTCTTTTAGAAGTCCATCCGAAAAACCAGCTTTTTTAAGATTCTTGACCATCGATGATCTGCTTGGAGTGTACTGATTTTTTTTATTTTTAAAATCTTTCGGAACGAATATTCTCATTGCAGTTTTGTGTTAAAATTGGTGGTGCCAGTGGGATTTGAACCCACAACCAACGACTTAAAAGGACGCTGCTCTACCATTGAGCTATAGCACCAAAAAGTTAATTAGTTACCACAAACATTTGGTCATACATTACGGGAACCGTAGTGTCCAATAGAAGTGTTGAAAGCATACGATTTCCAATTCCTGCCCCTTCAGAATAAATACCTTCAATGTTCTCAACGATAGAAGTGTCGCCAATCTTGCTATCATTCATAATATCTGTGAAGGTGTCACCAAACATCTCTGAAGGAATAATGTTGTCTGGAAACCGCTTGCCAGTCTTAATGCAACGAACATTGTATTCGATAACGTAACCTTTTTTCATAGTATGGGAATTGGTGGGCGGTGAGGGATTTGAACCCCCACTCAAAGGATTATGAGTCCTCTGCTTTAACCGTTAAGCTAACCGCCCGAAAGTGGCGCGAGGACCGAGAATCGAACTCGGAACCGACAGTTTAGAAAACTGTTGCTCTATCCAGTTGAGCTATCCTCGCGTTTAAATTAATAAAAATTAGTAACGATGCCTTTTTCTTTTACCCGCTCTTTGAAATCTTCAAAGTTTTGTTTTGCAGCATTATCTCTTTCGATCTGATCGATTTCTGCCTGACGCTGCTTTTCTCTTGCTAACTTACGCATTTCCTTCTGATGCTTGCGGTCCTTCGATTCATCGTAAGTTAACGACTCCTCAAATTCCTTGCGGTACTTTTGGAAGATGTAATTATAGGTTTGGATGACGGACGTTGCGGCTGCTGAATGAGAGCTTCCTCCGCAAGAGTCGGACACCGCTTGGGCGATTGGCGTATTCTCGTCCATTTTGTTTATCGCTTAGAGTTAGCAGAGAACCGTCTTGTTTTTATAATACTTCTTTGCACGAAAAAGAAAAGCTTCGTAGCGAGGAAGGATCGACATTGGGATCGGCGCAATGCACTGCTTGGCAGACCGCTCATAAGCAATCTTGAGGCCAAGCTCGGTATTAAAACGGTCGCCTGCGTTGAGGTTACATAGTGACCAACCAATCACAACGTTCTTGTTATCGTAATAACCATCAGTGATGGCGAGAACTCCGATTCTTTGATCCTTGTTATCTAGGATGTAAACGTGAAAACCTTTGTGGCGACTATTCGCCGTGTAGGAGGAAAAGTAGTCATTCGGAACCGTAGTGACTACCGGATCTTCATTTGCGATTGTGTGGAACATAGTTAGTAGGTGAAGCTAGGTTGATTTGACGCTGAAAGTTTACCCTAAAGCTTGGATTTCGTCAAGAGGGTTTTTTGCAATTCTTCGAACTTTTTTTCCGCCGTATCGCGGCAATTCGGACCAGAGAAATACCAGCCCTTCGTTCCAAAATCCTCATCCTTTGGCAAATACTCGGCTGGCTCGACTTTGACGCCTTTGATATCGTATCCGTTATGACGCTGAACGGCAACGACTTCAAAACCGCCGCACTTAGAATACATTGCGACCAAATCTGTTCGTTTGATCATTTTCATTTTGTACCCGTGGTTGGTCAGTTCTTCTGGCAATGGTTTAAAATTCATTTTAAATATTGTTTCCTCGACTGTTGTGAGCCTTTGTGCAGCGTGTGATCGTTGCGACCTTGAGGCGTGCTCCAGCCCACTTGAGTTGAATGTAGCAGTCGGCGCATACGTAACCCAAGTCAACGTCCTGACGGACCTCTTCGACTTGAGGGCTAAACTGTGATTCGCAGCATTGGCAAATCACAATTGTCATTGAATCAGAATGAGCGTCTTCAGACATATTACTGCCAAGTACGGTGTTTTTCTGCGACCCATTCGCAGCCATCATATTCCATCAATACCCAATCAACGTCGGCAGGAATTTCAACAATCTTCAATACGATATCATACTGACTCATCTCTTCTAATGGCTTATCTAAGTCAAGTTCAACAATTGTTTCGATTAGAATTGGGTCATCTCTTGCGATGTCTCCGCAAGAAAAATACTCGCCGTTAACAGTGAAATAATATTTTGATCCAAAAAAATTATGGGCTCTTAGTTTCTTCTCATAAGCGATTCCCTTCTTGTTCAAGAAGCTTTCGATGGCTTGGTGAGGGAGAAAGAAGCCGCCGTATTCGCGGCTAATGGCGATCTTGCGTGTATTCATTTGTTTTTGAAATAGTTAGGTTTGTTAAGCAAATAGTATAAAGCAACTATAAATATAATAAAACTAATTCCTGACATTAGGTGTAAAATAAAATATGGAAAGCCCCCGTTTACTCCAAGCCGAAATCCATAGTAATTTTAGCACCGCTTCTGGTGATTGGGCGGCGTACAAATCAGAAATTACCGGACTGTACTCTGCAACTGGTTATGGAGCTTCTGGCAACGCTACTTTTGGCGACTTCTCCGATCATTTAATCAGAGAGTTTAACGGCAAAATCGTAGAGCTTGGAATGCCTACTGGCTTACTGATCCAGCCCTACGATGCCGGTTATCGTTTAACAGGAATAGCTATTAGCTAGCCTTTTCCGTCTTATCCTTAACGTAAGCTGACATAAGAACACAGTAGTTAAGGATGTCTAGGATCGCATCCTCATACGTCTCGTTCTTGACTGCCAGCTTGCCGTCAGCAGCGAAGGTAGAAAGGCGAGAAACCTTATCTACGATTCGGACCAAGAACCCCTGCTCAACAGAGCAAACCCCCATCGCCTCGCAGCGTTGGAAATTTGCAAAGGGGGTATCGCCCTTGCTGCCAGCATAGTCATTGTTCTTGGTCTTCATAATATCGAACGCCTTGGCGCACAGATGATTATGATGGGCGAACAGTTGGTCGCGTGTCATTTTAATTAATTCTTAATGAGGGTGCTGCGGAACTTTTTGACCGTTTGGAAGATCGAAGCGTCGGAGTTAACCGGCATAATATCTCTAACAGTCTCGTTCTTTTCGTCCTTGTAAGCGTGAACAACAACAAGGTCTTCGTCAGTCCGGTCGGACTCTAGGCGCAAGCAGTTGGCGACCCAAGCTGCGACGTTCTCGAAAGCTATATCGTAAAAATTTACGCAAGTTTTCAAAGAGCCGTCAGCCTCAATCGACCATACTTCAAACCAGTTCTTGTTTGTCTCGATTCCCTTAGTGAGTGTAGTTACGGTATCCATTAGTTATTAGTATGAAACTCCTTGGCGCGGGCCAGCATAAAGTCGTGGATGAAATGGCGGGTTTCTCTATCTAGCAGTCGTCCATTCTCCTGCGGCAAACCCTTAATAACCTCCTCAAAGTTTAGACCGAAACAGAGGCAAAGCCCCTTGATCTTACGGTAAATTCCAATTTCCTTGTACTTGAGGAGGGCGAAAGCCACATCAAGTTCAGTTTCGTTAGCTGTGCTAAGTTTAGCAGTTAGTGGATTGTTCATGGCTGATCAAAAATTAGTTTCGCGTCCAGTGATGAAATACTGGGAGATTGGAAGAGCGCCGTTATCATCAGAGCACTCAAAGATGTAATCGTTATCGCGTAGCATATGGAAAATCTGATCGCAAGAGAGATCGTAATCCTTCATGCGGCTCTGAATCTGCTTAACGGTCGGGTAGTGACCGTTGTCCTCAAAAAAGTTTTCGATATAGTTCGTCATCTTGAGAAGAAGAACATTGGTCGGAACTGGATCGCAGAAATCGCAGTTTTCTGGATTGTCGCAGAAGTCGCAACTGTCTGAAGACTCATTGACGGTAGGATCGATGCCATCACTGTCATCGCTGCCACTGTAGACCGCACTGGGAATCTCCTTGCGCTCTGGAGTGATATCGGAAATCACCTTGTACTTGGAGACGCGCAGCTTCTGGAAGCTGCAATCGGTCGGCACGCTAACAGCATCAGCGGGGTCAACCTCAACCACAAGGAGACGCCCATTGTTGCCCGCCCAATTGTTGGCGTAGTCGTAGCTGCCAACGTGCAGGCCAAAGGAGCAGTGATTGTCCTTGTTGTCGTCAACAGAGCGGCGAGCGACTTCAATAGTCTCGCCAACGCCATTGTAGATAGAACCGTTTTCGGCAACCTTGCCGCTCACAACAAGCGTGTCCTTGTTGCCCTGCTTGGAATAAAAAGTATTATCAACTCCCTTGTAGGCCAAGAACTTTCCATCAGCGGTGATGGGCAAGCTCTTGTAGGACAAGAAGGAATAGAGTTCGTTAACGGAGTTGGCGGAAGGATTCGCCATCAGACGATCAATAAAATTGATCAAGCTCTGAACGTCCTTCGCTCCCTGTGAGAGCATAGCCAAGAGCTTCTCTACAACTACACCGTGAAGCTGATGGTTCTTGTAGAAGACCTCGCCGTTCTTTACGGTAAGGTTGCCAAAGCTGGCGTTCTGGATTCTGCTGGTAACGGAGACCAGCGAAGGAATCGCATCGTAATCCGCATTCAAAATCGCCTTACGAAGATCGGCAAAATTGATGTGCGTATTGTTGATCGTATGAGGCTTCCCATCAACGAAGACCGTGATGGAATTGTCCTGCATGATGTAGGCGGGCTTGTTCATGTTATTTATGATTATTTACGGTTGAGATTTATCAAGAGTTTTTGTCGATAAAATTAATGTAGTCGATTACCTTGTCCATAGTGACTTCATCAGCGTAGCCGTATCGGCCATTAATGACGATATTAAGGAGAGGGTACTTGGCATCAATCTGAGCCATTGCCTCGGTAGCTTCCTTGGTAAAATCAAACTTTTCGGCAGGGTTGAACCAGAAGTTTCCAATCTGTTCGATCAGTCTGGCGCAGTCAGCTTGTGCGTTTGAACTGTCGTTTTTTAAAGTCATGTTCGACGCATACTTGCAAACAATGTTGTCTTTCGGAAGTTTGCCAGAATCTGCAAGCGCAACGAACGGAGTCCGATAAGAGCACAAGCTGAGATAAGCTCTCTTCTTCGCGTAGAGGGACAACTCGGCGTTGATCTCTTGCATTTTCTTTTCGCAAGCAGCGAGGAAAAGAGCAGAAAGATTTTTGGCATTGCTGGGCAGAGACGAGTCGTCAATCACGCCGTAAATCTTGTCAACTCCGGTGACGCCAACTGCTTCGCAAGCACTGAAAACCTTGTAGATTTCGAACTTGCCAACTTCACTCTGGATTCCAAACTTAGCGGAAACATTGTTAGAGCGGCCTCCGGTGCTAGGCACAGAGATTTTAATGTAATAAAAATCAGTGTCAGGAGCGCCAATCTTGTTGTAGAAGTCAACGTGATGGGTATCCTTTTGGGAAAGCAGGCGAACATTACCAGCCTTATGCTTCTTTTCCTTGGTAAAAGCCTCTACCTTAGAGGTATAAAAAACCTTGTCAGAAGAGAAAGTGTCGATAAAAAAATGCTCCGTCGCAGCTTCCTTACTCACAACAACAACGGATTGAGTCTTATTCTCGCGGAGAATAGTCTCAGCCTTTTGCGTCAGGCTACCCTTATCGCCTTCGTCAACCAGAAGGGCATAGTCACTCGATCCAAAGCCAGTAGGGTGAACGCGAAAAGAACTCTTCTTGTGCGGCCTAATGTTCTTATTCCTGTTCAGAGCGTAAGCCTTGTAGGAATCGTCGGGCAAAGAGAACGAGTGAACAGCCTTGCGATTTTTATTGAAATAAAAAGCGTTGTCAGAGAGAATCCTAGTAAGCCTGTGCTTCATCACAGAAGACAGCTTATTCATAAAGCTCAACCCATCAGAAAAAGAATCAAGCTCTTTCTGAACAGAAGCTGCGAGTTCGCTGATAAAAAGGTCGATGCGAGCAGTAATGAACTTCTTGCAGTGCTCGGTATACTCAAGCGACTCTCTGGAGTGATGCAGAGGAACAGAACCAACCGGAGCAAAAAGAACCAGTCCAACGCTCCAAGACCAGTCTCTAAGCATAGGGTGATCCAACGGAATGCAAGCGTCGATCTTGATGGGATAAGCAATGCCGCCCATCACAATGAAGTTCTCTGTAAGACTCGATACCGCCCACTTATCCGTCTTGATCAGCCATTCAATTTTGTTAACCTGTAGATTAACAGAGTATGAACTGCGGTCTTGAAAGCGTAAGATGCTGTTGAGCGCAGTTTGAAAAGAATTAATATCATCAGACTTAACTGCAACATTGATCTCCAAGCCAGACGGCTCGTTCGACTCGCATCGATTCAGCATCGAAAAACGAGTGTCGCCGTGCTCGTCAACGTAAACCATCACGGTCAAAGCTTCGCCGCCGTGATAAGAGATAACCGTAAAAGAATCAGTGTAAGACAGGGGCGCAAAGCGACCGATACCAAACCCGCCAATGCAAGCGTTGTCAGAACGCTTGGTCGAGCGACCATACTTGGTGTAGAGGCCAAACAGGTCAGCTTCAGAGAGGCCAGTCCCAAAGTCGCGGGCCTTGAACACGGGATCAATCTTGGTCGGGCACTGAATGGAGATGGGCTGCGAAGAGCCGCGATTCGCATCGAGCGCATTCGCAACGATCTCACGAACCGTAGCGAGAATCGGCTCGGAATAGTTGTTCCGCAGGAGAGAGGAGACGTACCTCATCTCCTGCTGATCAATGGTAGCGATTTCGCTACGGAAGTCGTGAGACTCGACGACGTTCTTTTGGATGGTTTTGACAATCATTGGAGCAATTTGATTACACCCCTAATATGCCACAGGGGGCGGGTTCCGTCAAGAAGTTTTCTTAACTTTTTCTGAAGAAATTTCTATAACCTTATCTTCCAGCCACTTACGCTCAGTTTCTGACAGCACTTCGACGGCCAGAATGAAATCGTCCTTGAACGATGCGTTCGTAATTCTAAACTCCGCTTGGTATTTAAAATTCTTTAAAAATTCAGTGTTGAGAGTATTGTAGAGAGCGTATACTTCTTGAACACTCTTTGAAGAAAAAACGGGATGGAACTTCATTTTAATTGATTTTAATTTGCAGGCTCAAAAGAAAGTGCGAGCAACTTCTTGTAGGTCGTAAGATTCTTGATGTGAATCCAAACCTTTCCTTGCTCCATAATCTGCTCGTCGGTCATACCTTCTGACACAAGGTGCTGGATTAGATTTTCGTTCAAAGCAAGGAACTCAACCTTACGTGAATTGAAATTCCAAGCGATAACGCTAGAAAGGCTCTGCATTAATACTCTGTAACCAGTGAAAGATTTTTGTTGGCTTTCATGCTCTAGGTTGATTGCATCAATTTCAAATGGAATATTTTTTTCACTTAAAAAAGCTGCGACTTTATCTCTTGTGCTGTCTATTTTGCTTTGCATTGTTGGAGGATATGAATAATTGCGTGATCTTTGGCTTTGAGTTCTACGTCAAAGAATACGGGCTTACCGTAGGAATTGGGAATACCTGTGGGCATATCGGCGTGTTTGCGTGTGCCATTGACACCTTCGGAGTAATGAAACAAAGGGGCAAGAGGCCAAGTAGAGTAAGCGAGGTGAAAATCAGTAGAGTCATCGTTGCCGTGATTGCAGAATTGGCGATGCAGAGAATCGTAAGTGATAGGAATGCCAGATGTCAAGTAAAAGTACTGGAAAAGATTACGGATAGACCAAGTGCCGCTAACATTATCGTTGACCTCGACAACAAGACGACTGCGAACATTAGCGGGCAAGGTGTTGAAGACAGACAGAAAACGTTGGGAAATTTCTACTGGATCGCCGTCTTGGCGACAATGAATGTTGAGTGGCGAGCGATAGTCTTGGGGCAAGCCGATAAGGTCAAAAAGGTCAGCGTGCTGAGTGAGGTCGTCAACGCTATTACGAATAGCGGCAGGGTCAAGGCTAGTAAGCGTGATGTATTCTGAAGGGTGAGCAGAAACGCGAACGCCGGTAAGCTTGATCGTGCGAGAGATGGCATCAAGAGCAGCGCGAATGTCGGACCAATTGGGCAAATCTTGCAGGCGCAAGTTGACTATGGGGTGAGAGATGACAGGTACGAGCGTAGAGGAGAGTCGGTAGCCAGCAATACCGCAATTCGCGCAGTATTGAATAATGGCGTTGGTAACAATAAAATTGTTTAGGATGCGTTCGCTGAGAATGCGAACAGCGTCGGCGCGAGGCAGCGCAAGGAAACGAGTCAGAGTCATAGTCTGAAACTTGATTCCGCGCTCGGCAAGAACGTTAGAGATGCAGCAAAGTGAGAGTTGCATACTGGTTAAGTTACGCAAGAATGTGCTTCTGTCAATAGATTTTTTTGATTATTTTTTCTTTCCTTAGCTATCGCTTTAAGTTCTGACCGAGTGACTAATTTTAAATTTTCTCTACGGTTGTCCATTCTGTTGCCATTGATGTGGGTTACGCAAAATCTTCTGCTTCTTTCGGGATTCCATCCCATTCTGTCCGCAATTTCCAAATGAACAGCAAACAAAAAATCCTGTTGGCATCTTAGGTGCAAGAATCCGTCATCATTTATCAAATCGGCTAAATGCGACCTCAAATCTTCATCTTCTGGAGAAAAAAAGATTTTTGATTGATCAATATTTTTAAACTGCCTATTGAAAAATTTATTGTGAATATACTTGTATCTAGTTGGAATGTAGTGGCCCATTTTTTTTATTAATTAGAAGTTAACTGTTCGATTTTTAAATTGTAGCAGCTTGACGGGAAAACGTATTTGTCTCCTCTGGGATCGGGATCGAAGTCGCCGCCCTTAAAGAATGTAGCCTGCTCAAAAAAATCCTTCTTCTTGATGTAGCCGAGAATCCAGCCCCTGCTGTAGTCTCCAAAGATACTGGTGAATAGGTAGTAGTCGCATTTCTGCTTAGTGTTGTATTCTTTCACCGTACAGTTGTACCAAGGCTGCGGCACAACGTTGCGCTCTTTGGATTTAATTTCAAATAAAAATAGCTTGGGCGAGATCCAGTCGAAATCGAAGCTCATATCCGATACGATTCTGCCGCCCCAAGTCTTCTGAACCATAAGGTCAGACAATGCGGCTATCTTAGTTCCGTGATTATTTGTGTCCGAATTATTCAAAATTGGAACTTGCGCGGCTCTTTCCAAAGCCTCGCTGATCATATCTTGATTTATTTCGACCTCAATCATTCGTTATTTTTAAATTGATAAAAGTAGTCGTAGTTATCTTCCGCGACCCACTTACCTTTACCTTCACAGGTGAACTCTCCATCAAATACCTTCCAGTCGGGTCTCTTGTCAAGCTTTTTGGAAATAAAAGCGCCGCCATCTTTCCAGATCAGTCGGTTGTTTGGCTGCAAGAATAGCTGATTAACCGCATCACCTTTTTTATTCTGTAGCCCCCAGATGAGGTGGCCGCACTTGTGGCCCCCAGCCATTTCAGAATAGCCATAGGCAGCGTCAGGGTTATCATGCCAGTCTATCGTGAATAGATATTTGCCCTCAACCCATTCACGATTCTTCAACTGCACTTCCACGGAAGCGTTCTTGTGGTACTCGTATCTTGTAACCGAAAGAGAATTAGAATAGCAGTCCCAAAGCTGCAACCAATCAAGCTCAAACTTGGAATGTTCTGGGTCTTTGACCAGATAATGAATCGGCACTCTATCGTGTCTTGACCCAAACTCCGTCATAATCTGGAACATTAGGCACCTTCTGGTTAAGGAGGTGATGCCGAATACTTCGCAGGGGATATACTCTGTATTTTTATTAGTATTATTATACAGAAAGTCGCTCTTGAGGTAAGCAAAGAAAGTCGGGATGTTTGAGTTAAGATAGGGCATTGTAATAATTTACAACCTCTCCAACTGTTTTTCCGACACTAGGAATGCATTTAAAAGAATCGTACTTTAGCTGGCACTGCTGTACTCTGAACTGCTGAAGACCAGACTCGCGAACATAGTATTTTAAATTGCCCAAACACTTTTCAGCGCAGTCGCCGTCAACTACTTTTAATTTATAATCGACGCTTCCGTTTCTGAAAGGCTTGTGCCAGCGATTCTCGAAATAAGAATCTATTAAAAATATTTGAGTGGTTGTTGACCCCGCCAAGATATACATTCCAGTATCGAACGTAATGTAACAATGAGCCTTATTCATCAAATGCCAAGTTTGGCTCAATGAACTTATTTGGCCGCAAAGATTTAATCCTAGCTTTACATCGAGTTGATGGTAGTCGCCCGCTCCTTCAAGAACAACAGGAATATTATTTGCGTTCAACTCATTCACTAATTTCTGCCAACCATCTTTGCCAAAGTCCCTATCGACTCCGCGCTTCGCTGGCGTTATCAATACATACTTATTTGGCAAATTAGTGTTCGCAAATGGTTCTGGGTAAAATTCCAGAACCCTTTCTTCGTCAAGCAGTTCAAACCCAAGGCTGTGGGCGATATACTGTTTAATATCAATATTAAACCAGAAAGGGTTCTTGTTTCTTAATGGAGCAAAGAAGTAAGGGTTGCCATCCTGTATCTTAAAATTGTAACTTGGGAGATCAAAGACTGCGCCAACATAAGGATTATTTCGGAAGACTTGAGGATACTGGGTGATGATATCAATTTTAGAGTTCAATGTTTTGCTCAGTTTTTTTACTACTGGCAAAAAATGCATCGTATCACCCAAACCGAACCATAGTGGTTCAGTGGAAATTGTCGGTCTCTCGTACAAGTTAAGCCTTCTTTGAGCCACGGACCTTTTTGCCAGTCTTGTTCTTAACAAAAGCTTCCATCTGCTCAACAGTCATAATGTCGAGTTCAGTGGTAATGTACTTGTAAAAGTCGGGGAAGCACTCCTTCAGCATCTTGAGATTAACTACGCTAGAGTCCATTGATGGCCGGTTAAAAGAATTATAAAGAATTCGGATAGCTGTTTCGTCACCTTTGATTACGGATTGACGCAGTTCTGGAGACAAGAAGAACGAAATGAAGCATTCTTGTAAACTGCTAGTAATCATTTTCACGCCAACTTCGTACTGCTCCTGCTGGGAAAAGAACATATCAATAGGAATGTTCCAAGCCAACATCGGCGTATTCTCGTAATGAATAAAAATCTTTAGGTTCTTTTCTTTGATCTCGGCCCAGACAACTTCGCCAAGATAACTATGGCAGACCTTAAAAAATTCCGAGATGCTATCGCGGACTTTATCGTCAGCCTCAAGCTTGGTCATTTCGCTGGCAGCAATCCGTGTCGCGTCAATGATGGCTTTTTTAAAATTCTTTCGTGTGATCTTGCGATCAAGAAGCGTTTCAAAGTCTGTTTTGACTTTCAAAAACTCTTCGTATACCTTATCTTCCTGCTCTTTTAGTGTCATCATAGTTGGTTTTCGTGCTTATCAAAATATGGTAAAATATCTTGGGTGATTTTTAATAGCCATCCGCAGGAAGTTTGCCAGTGTTCGATCTCACTGTCCCACATATCCTTCATTCGGCTTACTACCCGAATAGAGTCGTGCTTGTAGAGAGTGACTTGTTGACCAGTTCTGCCACAGATCAACTGGTCTCCAAACACGTTGAAGGTTGTATTTATTTTGTACCTCATTGTTGTAAAACTAGTCTGACTTGGCATAGGTAAGCTTCTGGACTAACCGAGAACCAGCCCTTAATTTCAAGCTCTTGAGTGAAGAAACTCGTCTCATTAACTTGAATCTCGCCCTCAATGCCGAGTTCTGGCACTGAGATTAAAATATAGTTATTATTTGTAATAACCTTTGCCTTTGACAAGAGGTCGATTTCATATTGCTTTTCGACATCGACTCCGAGGTGCTTTGCTGACTTTTGCGTCAGTTCAATTCGTCCTTTGAATTTCATAGAAGAAAATCTTTTATTTGCTTGATTGCGGTTCGTTTTTCACTAATCGCCTGATCGAAGAATGTCTGTTGATACATCAGGTTTGTTTGAAAAGCAAGAGATTCTGCATAATTAGCGACGCCATTTTTCAGTTTTTCATTGTCGATGATTAGCCGCTCGGGAATAGTGTAGCCGCACTTCTGGATAGTGTTGGAACAGTCGGCATCAAACAGCATCACAACATCTGCCATCAGAGCCTCGTAGAAGCGGTTAGCAAGGAAGGCATAGTTCTTATGAGTATGCTCGTCCTCCATATAAATGGAGTACTTGAATTTACGAAGATCTTCGTTATTCTTCTGCCATTCAAGTTTGGGCATATAGTTGCAATTGCAGCCAAGGGCTTGGAATTTTTTCCAATTCTTATTTGAAGCAGAAAGAAACACTCCTTCAGTTAGAAACTTTTTAAAGGATTCGGCTCGCCATTTGCGGTAGGTGCCGTAATAAATTACGCCATTCTTTTGCGAATGGTCAACTGGTTTTCTGTTCTCGTCCATAATCAACGAGTTCAGATTAACGGTCAGCCACTTATAGATAAAGTCGTTGAGTTTTCTATTTGCAATATTCTTGTTCAAGATCCAGTGGCGATATCCTTCTCTTGGATTATTGCAGATCATATCGTACACTAAGCCCATATTGACTACGCCCCAGCGTAAAAGCTGATTGTCTTCAATATCGTGATCGTTTACAAGCCAGATATACCTTGCCTTGGGGTTCTTCTCTAGAACCTGACGATAAGGTACATGGGGCATATAAGGCGAGGCATAGCAGCAGATGATGATATCGTACTGCTTCTTTAATACTTCTGGTAGGAAATATTCGCCATCAAGAAGATCGGCGCCAAGAGCATTCTTCAAGATTAAGCTATTTCGACAATGTACGATGGAAGTGTCGCTATAATCCTCTGCCAGCGGTTTACGCTTGCTAGTAGCTTCAATAATCAATATATTCATTAGATTGGGTATAAGTATTTAAAAATTTCTTTAGGCTTTTTCGAATTGCCCTTGTTCATTAGAATAATAAATCTCTTTAAAACTAACGTCATTCAGAAGCTTTTGGCAGTGCTTGCATGGCTTACCCATAGCAACTTTATTGTTCCTGTCAATACGAAATGTGACTAAAGTGTGCCTTGAGTGGTCGATATTTCCCGATTTGATTACGGCACAAGCCTCTGCGTGTAAGCCACTTCCGTCAAAGTAACCATACTTTTGGTTAATCGGATGAGATTTCTTTGAGTTGCGACCAATAGAAACTATTTTGCTTTTATTTAGAATAAAGGCAAAGTGCCGACACCGCAATTCGATGTCGTCATAGATGATCAAATTTCTGGCAAGATTCACCAGTCTGCTTAAATTCATTGCTATGAATTTAAACGATGCTTGAGCCCTTGTCAAGCTTTTTCGTTCGAAAGTGTCAAATAAACCTCGTCCTCATTAAAAATCTTTTTAAATCCAATTGATTTTAAAAATCTGACATAAACTTCAAATCTTTTTCTCTTCTTCAAGACATAGGCGTAGATAACATCGAACGGCATCTCTTTAAGTTTATTTGAAAACGCCTCGTACATCTTTGAGGTTTGAAGAATCCTAGGATTTGAGAAAGCGTACAGGAAATCGGCGCTTTTACTGGTTTTGGCCTTAAAGATGAAAGCGGCGAATATTTTATCATTTGAGCGAAAAACAAATGAAAATCTAGTATTTTGCTGCAAAACCTTACTAACTTCTTCGATAAAGGCTGATGGAGAAGATATAGGATTCACTCCAAAAGACGACTGAGCTTGAATTGCCATTTTCATCACCTCTGGAATATCTGCTAAGTACATCCTGCTAACCTCAAAAGAATCTATTTTTATCTTGCTTTTAGGGTCCATCGGTGTAATATAATCTAAAGGTAAAAGGAAATGTCAAGGGAGTCTAGTCAAAAAGTAAATTCTGAACTATTTTCATTAGAGCCAACGGCTCTTTTGGAGTTCTTCGTTATTTATTATGATTACGTCAACACTCCTGACGATAAACTTTACATTCACGGCGGAACTAATGGAATAAACAGTTCGATATATTGGCAAGGCGTTGAGTATCTGCCATTTCCGATTCAAAGCTCTGGCTTCGAAAGCAAGGGCGATGGCAGCTTACCAAGACCAAAGCTGGCGGTTTCTAACCAAGACTTCTTTGTATCTAACCTGATTAGGCGCTACAATAACCTTGTTGGCGCTAAGATCGTTAGAAAAAGAACATTTTTAAAGTTTTTAGATAACGCCAACTTTGCCGAGGGTCGAAACCCTTATGGGTCAGCTGACGCCACTGCTGGTCTAGAAGACCAAGTATTTTTTATTCTGAGAAGAGCTAGCGAAAATAGGGCGGCAATTGAACTTGAGTTAGCTTCGCCACTGGAAATCGAGAACGTTACTTTCCCAAGAAGAACTGTAATGGCTCGGTACTGCTCGTTCCATTACAGAGGTAATGGTTGCAGATATATGGGTCCACCTGTTGCCGACGAAAACAACTTGAGACTGACACTGCCGACAGACTTAAACCAAGGATCTCTGGTTAGGAGAAAATACACTACTGCTTCAGCCGTATGGCCTCTCACTACTGAAGCTCTGACCGCTCAGATAGCAGCTGCACAGTATTCGTCAGAAACTTTAGCTACTAGTTTTACTTTAGAAAATATTGATTTGTATTTCTACGAATATCTTGGCTACTTTAAAGTGGACTACGGTCAGGGAGGTACTTATGAATTCCAAGTAATCGTTAACGATACCGCAGAATTATTTATAGATGGAGTTAAAATTTGTGCTTATTATAAACCAAGTTCCAGCAGCAGCAACAACACTGTGAGCGGAACAGTTACGCTTGCAGAGGGCTACCATAGATTTGTGCTTAGGTACTATGAAGCTAATGGTAGCGATAGTAATCAATTTTTGAATGTGAACTACAAGGTTCCAAATTCAAGTAGTTTCATAACAATACCATTTACAAGATTTTATTACGATCCAACTGAATACGGGTCTTTAACCTCTGGTCAGAGATTCTTTTCTACTTTATCTATTGGCAAGTCCATTTCTTTAGATAAAGATACTGTGCTGGGCGAAACATTTGCTGGGCGCTGGCAAAACGGCACAAACTATCGTATGGGCGATTATGTTTATGTTGAAAACCATAACATAAAAGTATCTAAGCGCGATGTTAACGACATCCCAAATTGGGAGCCTTTACAAAGATTCTATTTCTGTGTCAAGAATCACACCGGATCTCCTGCCAAAAGCCCGCTGTTTAATAAAGAGTATTGGGTTGCGGACCAATGCTCAAGAACAATCGAAGGCTGCAAAATGAGATTTGGAAACAAGCCCTATCTACCTTTTGGCGGATTCCCCGGAACAGAGGAGTATTCAATTTCATCCTAATATGAAATCTATTGTTGAGCACGCTAATACATCTGACGCTGAAGTTTGTGGATTTGTTCTGGTTGAAGGAGGCGAATTGACGAGTGAGCCAGCCAAGAATGTAGCTGTATATCAAAATGATATCTTTGAGATTCACCCGCTCGAAATTTTAAAGAAAATTAAAACAGGGAAATTGGCGGCGATCTATCATACTCATCCAGACTCTGCCGAGCTTGAGTCAAAGTTCGATCAATTTAACTGCGAGAACTGCTGTATCCCATTCCTAATCTACAGCAAAAAGTCTGACAAGTTTAATCTTATTTTGCCGAAATCAATTCACGTTAATAAAGACTACGTACAAATCTTAAAAAAGCAATATGACTAAAGTTTATCTTTACGGAGAATTGCGAAACAAGTTTGGGCATGAATTCAATTTTCATATTGGGTCTCCAAAGGAGGCTTTGTTGGCGATTAAAGCTAACAAAAGAAACTTTGATTTAGAAATAAAGAGGCTAGCTGCAAATGGCGTTCATTATAGAGTTGTGGTTGACGAAGAAATTATAACCACTAAAGAGCAACTAGAAATAACAAAAATTCCAAAAGAAGTTCACATCATTCCAATCGTTTGGGGCGCTGGCAAAAATGGAGTCTTGATTGCAGTTGGAATTTTAGCTATAGCTTTTACCGCTGGTGCAGCAGCTGGAGCTTTGGGACCGGCTCTTGCAGGAGCAATGACAACCACAGCCACGACTGCTGCTGGAGCTACTGTTACATCTCTCTCAGTGCTAGGGTCAACAATGATGGGTCTTGGAATAAGCCTCGCTTTACAGGGTGTTATGGGTCTGCTTTTCCCACCTCCAAAACCAGATTTCAACCAAGAAGTTCAGGCTGGCGGCAAATCTTATCTTTTTGGCAACAAGCCAAACAATGCATCTCAGGGACAAGCTGTACCAGTTGGCTATGGGCGGCTGAAAATCGGCGGCTCTCAGATAAGCGCGGGAGTAACTCACCATAAAATGAATATGGACATCAAGCAATTGATGGCTCCTGTTAATAAGCCGATTGATGATTACACACAACTTGAATTCGAAAACGAAGCGCCAGATTCTACTGATGGGTTGATCCAAGATTCGTTCTCAACCAATCAAGCGGTGGATATGAATGATACAATTTCATTCGCCTCTGCTACTATTTATAATTCTTACATTGATATCATATCTAAAAATGCTTATAAAGTAACTTCCAGTCCAGCAGAAGTGTTAGTTAGAAGAGATGGCGAGGTTGTTTCAAATATTAATTTAGATACTTATGACGAAGATATTGAATATGAGTGGTCTCTACTTAGCGAGGATACCACGAAGAATAAAATCTATATCGAATACCCATACGCTTTCAAGAACGGTTTAGTTTTTAGAAGTTACCACCCATTCGATTATAGACTGACAAGTAATTTAGCTAATGTTCAAAATACTGGTGGAGGATTTTTCATCAGATATGCTTCTGGAGATTTGGTTAAATTTGGACCAACTCAATTTGCTAATTTGCCAATTGGCACTTGGGATTTTTCTTACAATTACCAAAGCGGCGAGTTGGTAAATTATCCTACAGGAACCCAAGCAAAAACTTATTTTCAAGCCTTAAATATTGGCACCGGATTTATTGGAAGCGGAACAGAGCCAACAGGGGCCGCAGGCACCATAAGAACAGGTTATTGGAGAAAGATTTTTGAGCCGACCGAAGAAAAAATTTATAAAGCCCTTATCGCTACAAGTGGGCAACTTCCTTCAACCGGCACAAACGGTGGTAATCCTACATTTTGGACGGGCTTGTCCTCTCCTGCTAACAAAGCCGAATTTGATGAGTTGATCAGCGGATTGCCACAATTTAAGTTTCAAGGTGTTCACGAAGGAATTGTAGAGGCGATGAACGAGCAAAGGGCGCTCGGCGGCACTTTAAGTGTTGATAATTATGCAATGGAGTTTATGGGATATCTTTATATCCCGTTAGTCAACAACTTAAAAAAGCAAGTTCCAGATACCACTGCTGGTGTAATGTATGAAATTATCAAAGTTGGAAACACTGGTCAGTGGAGCGCAATAGGTCTAACTGGTGCTGCTGGTGCGCCTATTCCGCCTAAGCGTGGAATAACGTTTGTAAAAAATTCTTATCAAAGCGACGGCGACGGAATTGTTTATCCTGTTGTAAAGTACAATTTTAAAATAGACTCTGATGATGCAGCTGATTTGTATATAGACGGTCAAGCTGCTAGCACTTGGTATAGTGGTCACGGATTTGCTAACCCAACAACTCAAACAGGAATCACTGGTATGCCTTCTACTAGTGGAGAAATACTTTTAACAGCTGGATTCCATCACTTGTATGCTAGATTTCAAGACGGATTAGGCTCAGAGGGTATTAGTTTTTATTATCAGTACGATACTAATTGGGACAATGGTTATTCTGATTTCGTTGTAATACCCGCCGATAAAATGAGGCACAGGCCAATATCTGATATTAATTTACCAGAAGATCAAAAATATATGCCAAGATCTTTACCATTGTCAGCCGCAAGTATGGTTAGCGGAAAACAATATAAAATTCTAGATCTAGGCACAACTACCAACTGGGGCAGTATTGGAGCTAGCTCTCCAAGAGTTGGAACCGTCTTTACTAAGATAAATAACACGGCGGCAAATGGTAACGGCTATGTTTTTGAGGATTTGTATAATTACGCAGAATCAAAATCATCGGAACAAAATAGAGTAGTTCAGTTCTCTGCCGAGAGGCCGATTAAAAATCGTGAAATTGATTTGGGTTACTCACATTTTGAGTCGAAATATAACTGCAAGGTCAGTTTGGATGGTATAACTTTAACTACCTCTCCGGTCAGAGTTAAAGTAAGATTCCTAGAATCAGACGTTAAGCTTAACGGTGTAAAAGATACAGCTATTCCAGTAGCCAATTATATTAGACCGCCACAATGAAAATATTAAATAAATATAGATTCATTAGGGGTGCAAAGGGTGGAGACGCTCCAACGCCAGCACTTGTTCCGCCTCCAGATAATCAAAATGTTTTAAAGTCGATATCTATTTCAAATACCATTGATGTGCTGTGCGAAGGGCCAATTTATGGTTTAGTCGATCAATTTGGCAAAAAGGTATACGGATTAGATATGTTAAAGGGAATTTATTTAAATAAAGTACCAGTAATGAATGCCTCTGGTCAATATAACTTCCGAAATATTTTAATGGAAATTAACCTTGGAACAGAAAATCAAAAGCCTTTGGTTAATTTTAATAAAGTTTTTATTTATAAGCCAGCTAATTTTAAATTGCTTGGAAAGATAGACCCAAATGATAGAGATCTTCGCACACAGGTTAATAGAGGTGACCCTCCCAGAGAGTTTACTGCTTGGGCCAAACAGGGCGGAGGTGGCTGGCCAACTGAACCTCAAGATCCATTTGTTTATGTTCATCATATCCGAAATAAAGATGTTAAAAAACTTCAGATAGCTTTCATTATAGAGCAGTTATCAGATACAATTTCAGAAGGAACTGGCTCGGGTAAAGCTGGTAAAATGGGTATGAACAAAAGAAGTAGAGTAGAGCTTTTAATAAAATATGGCATTGAGGGCGCAAAAACATTTTCTGCAAAAACTGTAATAATCGACGGATTAGTCTTGAGCCCATACGCTTATATGGTTGGCGACGAATCTTCAACCGTAAATAGTCCTGCTGGCGTAGGTATTAACCCACAAACTTTAGCCAACTCTCTGTTTAACACTGCTGGCATACCATCAGTAAATACTTACAATGATTCAAGAGGTGTAGGTGGAGATTCTAGCCAAGAGGCTCTTAGAAAAATGATTTATCAATCAGCTCAATAATGCCACTTCCAAAAACATACGAAGAGATTTTAGCTCAGAAGCTAAATCCTAGAAACTATTCTAATATCCTTCCTCTTATTTATCAACTAAGAAGGAGACAGGAGGATGAGTATGTTCCAAGCGCTTTTGATAGAATAGTTTATGCATCTTTGGCTGTAGGTGAAAACTCGGCGTCTGCAATATTTGATTCGATATCTGGATCTCCTTTTTCTAAAGGAGCAGAGATTACATTATCTGGAACTGCAACATACAAGTTAATGAACGGCGCGACTCTTTTGGAGTTAAAGCCTGCAATTAAAATTACTGCTCAAATCGACATTGGAAGAAGTGGCCCTCCTGAAAGCCTTCCGGCTTTTCAAGTAGAATGCAAAGGAGGCGAAATCGTTACTACTGCTGGAGCTACATTAGGTAACTTTAGCTTTAAAATTCCAGCGGAAATAACTCAAAAATTATCAATTGGTAAGCACTATGTGTACATAGATGCCCATTCCCCTAATAATCCTCCGATTAGGCTGACTGCGGCTGGCACTACAAATAATCAAAGAGAGTTTACAATTCAGGCTTAAATTATAACATAATAAAATGAGCAACCAAGGTACAAATGGACAAGATGGAGAAGACGGCAATGGCAGTTATGATACTAACTTGGTGTCTCAATCGATTGTTGGTGCCGAGAAATCAGAGATAATTCTTCCTCCAGCTGTTGATGGCAAAGATAGATTTATAACAATTGAAAAGATAAGCAATGAGACAGTGAGCCCTCTTATCAAGAGAGATGTGAGTGTCGATGGCATTTACGAAGTTATAGATAGAAACTTTTCCTACCCACTAACCGCTCACCTTGGTTTGAAATTTGATTCAAGAACATTTTCTAATGTTCCGAATAGGGAATATGACGTAAAGATGAAAAAAATCAAGGTGCCGTCTAATTATTTCCCACTTGGCGGAAATGGATTAGACCGGCGCTATGCATTTTCAAATCCAAATTACCCCGCAAACCCGACAACCCTTGATGTTATATTCATGGTTGACCAGAATATGGGGGCTTCGACGAGAAGCTTGCTAAGAAGAAATCTGACTCAATTTTTAAGCAAGTTAATTTCTGGCTATACTAATGTAAGAGCCTCTATCTGGCAGACAAAAAATGGTGTTAATACGGTAATTAATGAGTCAAATGGAGACACCATCAATGATTTTACTTACTACGAGACAGATTTATTTTTTGAACTAGAGGTTCCAGATTCAGCTGGCAATAATCAAACTAATCTTTATAAGCGATTGTTTGACGCTCTTGCGGATAACTTGCAAAATAGCCCACTAACTGATCCGGCGGAAACGACAATTGCTAATTTCTTTTTAAGAAAAAGCCAGTTTAGTATCACTGATCAGGTCGGAAAGAGTTCAGAAGATTCTGTATTAGAATCTATTTGGTCAAATACTGTTAGAAAAGTAGTTTACTTGTCTGGCTCTACACCAGAAACAATGTCAGGTTCAACGTATCAAGTTTTGCTGAATCATGCTAGAGAAAATTGCATACAGCTATATTATTTTTACGTAGATGCACAATTCTCTGGCACAAGAACACTTAGAGAGCTTGGTAATGATAGCGGTGGCGGCGCTTTTAATATGCAGCATGACTCTGATATTAAGCTGCAACAATTCTGCGACAACAATTTTTACGACAGTAATAAAATTTATTATGGAGACTGGGATGGCACTTTTAAAATCGCATGGACTGATAATCCTGCTTGGGTGCTGTATGATATTATTACTGATGTTAATTATGGCTTAGGTAATTTTATTGATTCTCCGTCAGTAGATAAGTGGACTCTTTATGATATCGGTAGATATTGTGACGCTGTTGATGATGACGGAAGATTCCGAGGCGTTCCAGATGGCAAGGGAGGTCTAGAACCAAGATACACCTGTAATATAATCTTTTTTAATAAAGACGAAGCGTATAAGGTAATTCAAGATATTGCGGCGATATTTAAGGGAATTGTTTACTGGAATACAGAAGGCTTCTCGTTCTTTGCTGATCGTCCTAAAGAACCAGTGCTTTACTTTGGCAATGCGAATGTAAAGGATGGCATATTCAACTATACTGAAACAGCAAGAAATAAAAGGTACACATCTGTAGAAATAGTATATAATGACAGATACGACAACTTTAAAACAAAAATGGAGTTGATTGAGGATATGGAGGGCATTAGAAAGTATGGAATCAATCCATTTAAAGTAAATGCAGCTGGATGCACCTCCAGATCCGAAGCAAGAAGAATTGGACGCTATATTATTTGCAGTTCAATGTTTGAAGCTGATACCGTATCATTTATTGGTGGACTAGAGGCTGTATATTTACAGCCCGGTGATATATTCGCCGTAAGCGATGAGGTAAGAAACGTCGGCAGAACATTTGGCAGAATTTTAGATGTTGACTCCTCTGCTAATACATTAAAAATTGACGGTGAATTTCAAGCTGGACTAGCGTCAGGTATTTATATCCACGTTCCATCTGGAAATTATTCGGTTTCTGATCTAAATCAGATGACCGGAAGCGACGGAACGTTTAGCGGAACTCTTGAGCAAATTCGTGCAAGAAGACAAAAGCAAATAAGAAAATTCAATATTCATACTGTTCAGGATGATTCTTATGGATCGACTATTACTGTAACTGGAGATTTTCTGTTTCAATCGGCAAAAACAGAAGTTTATCCAGTTGAAGGTAGAATTTCTGGAGGTGGACAATTTACAGGAGAAACCGTATTGCTGGGATCAGTTTATACATTTCCAGACCACACGGTTTTAAACGGAAACCCAAGATGGGATGCAGTAACTTATGAAAATGTTACTGGGGTTTTGTCTCAAAATAATATAGATATTACTATTTCTGGATTAGCTGGAACAGGCCAGTTAATTTCTGGGGAGGCTAATTGGACCGGCATAATTTCTATGTCGGCTGGAACTGTTACGGTAAATGGTTCTTCTAGAGGAACCGCGCCAAGTGCGGCCTACAGTAAAATACTGGCTCTCAATCCAGATGGATCGTTTGCGTCAGAATCTAATCCAGCAACATCTGTAATCGTAGGGACTACTCTGCAAACGTTTGTTGATACTAGAAATAATGGCGACATTATTATTGTCACCTCTAGAGGTAGTGCATTTTCAAATCAAGAAAGTGTTGCATCTATTTTTGCAAATTATGGCGCTACAGAAGTTTATAAAATTGGTAAAGATAATCCTAGTTCCGCCACTTTGGCTTATGGATATTGCGCCGCCTTTATCAAAGGCGGATACAGAATAGCCGAAAGAGCTTCTAAAAATTTAAATGATTTCGGAACATTAAAATTTACACATAGAGATCTTGCCGCTTTTTCTAAACTACGTCCGTTCTATACAGTTGTTCAAGCTGATGTTGGTAACAGACAGGAGTCGGTATTCCCAGAATGGCAAGCTGGTAGATCTTATTCAATTGGTAATAAAGTAAAATTTACCAGTGGAGGAGTATCGGTCCCGTATATTTGTACAAGATCTCACGAAAGATCTTCGGAGGCTTTTGCCAGCGATTACGACAGCAGTAATGCTATAAGATCGAAATGGGCAGTTGGTAATAATTTGGGCTATTCAACAGTAGGATTTCCAAAAGATTTCTATGGGTCTTCCAAGGTTTATTTGGGAACAACGTTGACCTCTGCCCATATCGTATCTGCATTCAACTCACTTGGTATTGATATTTACGCTGGCGGTGGCACTTTAGGTCAAACTGATATTGCTAACTTAGCAGAAAGCAACGGCCTTGGATACAGTGGTTTGATTATTGGCACTGGATACCCAAGAGGTTTTTATGATCTTAGTGTAGATACGCTGCCAAGAGACTTATCTAGAGTGCAAGAGGGAAGTTT